GTTTTATAAAATAAAAATTCCTTATTATCGTGTAATTGATATGCAGAGCCAAGAAGAAAGTATTCTTTCTCAAGAAGAATATGTTATGTTTGCACAGGAAAATTCCGAAGCGTTGGAAATGGGTGCCTTTACCTCTATTGAAGTTTTACAAACACGTGTTAAGGTTTGTGCATCAATGGGCGAGGTTGTTCTTTATGAGCAAGTTCTAAACACGGATGACTATCCAATTATTCCCCTTCCTAATATCTGGACTGGCACCCCATATCCAAAGTCTGATGTTTCTAGGGCACGACCTATGCAAAGGCTTTTGAATAAGCTGTGGTCTTTGGCATTATCGCACGCACAGGCTTCAGCCGGTTTAAAGCTATTGGTACCATTGGGAAGCGTGGATGACATAGACCAACTGGAAAAAGACTGGGCTAATCCCAATGCTGTTATTGAAGTAGATTCATCTCAGGGTGAACCGCACTACCCAGCTCCTCAACCGCTGGCTGGAGAGTTTTATAGGCTAATACAACAGTCGGAATTTTATATAGATTTTATATTTGGACTTCCCGAAATGATGCACGGGTTTGCAGAAAAAGCACCAGAAACAATGAGGGCCACAGAAAGAATGATTGCATTAGGAAGCGAAAGGCCTAAATCTAAGCTTAGAGACATTGAGTTTAGTGTTAATAAATTAGGCAAAGTCCTTTATAATTTATCTAAGGGACATTATACTTATAAAAAGATTTTTCGCTTGGCACAGCCAAATAACAATATAACTGAAGTTATGGCAAATTTTTATACCGATATTTCTGGGGCTGTGTTAGATTTAAAGAAAGAAAAGCATATTTTAGAACAACATGATATAAGAATTGAGCCGGGTTCCACAATGCCCTCAAATAAATACGCTGAACTAAATGTATATTTAGAAGCATTTCAAATGGGAATAGTGGATCGGTATGAAGTATTAAAGAAGAACCCTGAATTGTTTGATAAAGAAGGTATTATGCGTAGGACTGAGGAAAAACAAATGCTACAACAACAAGTTCAATCAATGCAGGAACAAATAAAGAATTTGCAGGGTGACTTGCAAACTGCCCAAAGAGAGTCTGTAAGCGATAGAAAAAGAGTCGAGGTTGAGAAGTTTAAAACTAGACTATCTGAAATCAATTCTGAATCTAAAGCAGACAGAAGGGTACAACGTGGAAAACTAGAAAACGAGGTGAAGCTTGAGGTGGAGAAATTGTCTAGCAATCTGAAAGATGTTCAGAGGAAAGTCAGTTCTACTCCAGAGGCCTAAAGACATCTAAGGAGATACTATGTCAACACTAGAACAACAGGATACAAACGTCTTAGACAATCAACCCATTGCCAATGAGCAAAGCGTGGAAGATATCATTAATGAACAAGCTGGCTTAGAAGAGCCTGCAAACACTCAAGAAGCTGTAGAAGATTCAGCTACTTCAATTAATTACGAAGAAGAAGCAAAGAAGTTTCAATCAATGTATGATCGGTCACAATCCGAAAATGCAAAGTTGCAACAAGGTGCTCAAATTCTTCAATTATTGGAGCAGAGGCCTGATCTTGTGCAATCACTTGAGGATGGTATAGCTAATCCACCTTCTCAAAAGTCTAATGAGGAATCAGTTAATAAAGAAGAGTTTAATCCTTGGGATGCCTTTACAGATGACAATTCTGAATCAGGTCGGTATGTAAATAAAAAAATAAACAGCACCGTAGATCAAATTGTTTCAGAAAGGTTAGCCCATCAACAGCAACAGATGCATGGTCAGATGCAGATGCAAAACACTGTGAATGAATTGCGAGGAACCTATAAGATGTCAGATAACGATATTAATGATTTTTTACAGTTCACCACACAGCCAAAGGAACGGGTAGGTTTAAATAATCTAGTGAAACTTTGGCAAATGCAAAACGGCCAATCGGTTGCTAATAATGATACAATGGAAGCGGTAAATGCCGCAAGACAGGCTCCTAGAACTGCTGGTGTCTTGCAGGGCCATTCAGAACCAAATAAATCTGATGGTGAAAAAATGTGGGATAGTATAGTCAGGTCTGGGGGTAGAAATAACGTTTTATAACTAACTAGGAGAAAAAAATGGCTACTTATAATAGTGGGCAGGTAAAATTTGGTACTCCGGGTGCTGTTATTGATAGTACGATTCCATCACGTAGATTATATGATTTTAGTGAT